CTCTAGTGCGTTTCCAAACGGAATCGAAATAATGCGGGCGACACGCTGAGCAAAACCAGCGCCGCCTTCGGCCAGTTCTCGGGTTTGATCAACGAGCTGCGTTATCGGCGCTGTGATTAGATCGAGCTGTAGTCTTAAGAAATTGCCAAAGGACCTTAGTGCGTTGACCACCCCCTCCATGACGGCAGGAACCTTCGCCGTGCCGTCCAGCCATGATTGGAGAAGATTCTGACCTCTCCCCCCGAGACCGAGCTCGACAGCAAGAGCGAGCTGCTTATACGGTTCTGCAATGTTCTGGAGTATTTGCCGGGCGCTGGCTGCGAGTTTCGTATTTTTGAATATATCTGCGATCCCCTGAAGTGTACCTGCAATTGTTGTTGATAGGTATTTTCCAACTTCAACTACAATGCCTTGTACCTGTTTTAGGATATTGTAGATAGCTGTCAGACCCCCAACTAATGGGTCGAGCAAGGGTGCCCCGACGTTTTGTGCGATCACCTCAAAGATCTCTTGTATGTTAGAAGTGACGCCAGCAAAGCCTTTAGCTTGAAGTGCTTGGCCTGCGACTGCGGTCTCGAGCTTTTTCTGTAAATAACCAACTACACCATCTACACTGTTCTTGGCCTGTTCAATATCTCGATTGCTAATTTGCAGTCTTTTGGCTAAGAGCGAGTCTTCAGTGATGTAACCACCTAAGATTGAACCAATTTCTTGTCTGGCTTGGTAAAAGGGTATTCCCAGGGTACCCAGGGCTGCAGTAAAGCTAACGGCTAGATCTTCTGCATCCTTAATGTTGCCATTGACTTGACTAATAGAAGTTGCAACAACTCCAAAGATATCAATCATTTGCTGGGAGGTGACTCCAGCCAGATCTAGTGATCTGATTCGAATGTTTTCGATCGCCTGGCGAACACCTCCTTCAAGTGCTTGAATCTTTTGAAGGGGATCTCTGATCTCTTCACCTGTCGCCTGGTTGATAATACGACCAGTAGAAGCCAGTGTTGTCTGTGTTGATAATATGGTTTGTTCCAGTCTGATATTCTGTCCAATGATTGAGTCAAAGGCGACAGACCAGGCTCTAGCGAGTGGACCAATTAAGAGTTGAACACCTTGAATGGCCAACCCTAATCGAGCTAACGTGTCAATCGTTGTATTGACTCCAACTCCAAGGTCAGTCAAAATATCTTTGTAAAAGAAGCCTTTGGTCTTTTCAATACCTTGGCGCGCCCCCTCTTGGAGTCCCTTGAGTGTCTGATCAGCGATCTCGGAGCCGAACGTCTCCCAAGCCTTAGCTCTTGCGAAGTTTTCAACGGGTCCTAAGGTATCAGCCACTCCAGGGAGCTCACGGATATTCTTATATGTGTCGACAATCTCTTTAGTTCTTGACTGAGAGTTTTGAAGTACTCGGTCCAAGAACTGCTCAGTACGCATAAATTCGCTAACATTTGTCTTTTGTAGCGATCTACCTAAATCATTGGTAAGCCCACGCACATCTTTGCGTACACCATAAAATGTGCTTGCTAGAGCAGTTGCGCTGGCAAGCGAGTTCGAAGAAACAATGTCAATTACACTTGCCTGCTTGATATCTGAGCTGGTACTTCTTATATGGCCTGCGACTTCTTTTGAGTTCTCAGCTGCGCGTCTTAAAGCATCGGCATCTATATTGATGCGGACGTCATGACTTTTGCCTGTTATTCCCGATATTGTGCTTTGTACATCTTGTAGCTTTTCAGTAGCCTGCTTTGTATCAGCAGTTAGCCTTACCCTATATTCTTGATCAGCCATGTGAACGCCGGCGCCGCCGAATAACCGCTGTGCCTAGTCTATCCACCGTTCTCGGGGGGACTGATGAGCGCCGTAAACACATGAGCCGGCAGCAAGCCTTGCTTGATCAATTGCGACAGGACAAACCTGGTACCTTCATCGGGGCCTGTGTTGCTATCTAGGCCGAGTGGAACCCAGTCAGGAAAAGGCAAAAAGTCTTTGGGCTTTGTACGGGGGCCAGCTCCTTTTGAGCCAGAAAAACCATGTGCTGTAGCTACAATCAGCTGTGCAACATGCGCGCTAGTTAAAGCTGCTATGTTCGCTCGGCGTTGTTCTTCATCGTTAATTCGCTCTAAGAGCCTTTTGATAACGGATATTGGTGTCCGAACAAACTTGTGGATTGGAAACTCATTTCCGATCGCAGACATTCGCAACTTAATAAAAATATCTTCCCAGTCTGTCTCTTTAGTACGAAGAACTGCTTCGTTTATTTTTAAGAGTTGTTCGGGGGTTTGCTCCACGTCTGAGGTTCTTCTTCCTTTCCCGCTTCAGGCCACCCGTCGCGCTCCCATGCCACAAACTCCGTAATCTGATTAAGCAGTTTTGTGGGGACATTTTCTGTGTCCTCTTCTGACCAGTCTTGAACTTTCTGCCAATCGCGGCTGCGAGGTAGCTTCACTTCAGCGCGATACTTCATGAACAATGTCGTTATTGCAATTTTCTGTTCAGTCGGACTGATGCTAAGTTGCTGAAGTTCTTCGAGCTCAGCAGCATACTCGTAGAATATGTCTTGATTCTGTTCATTGCCGTTCCCGAGCATATCCACAGCTTCTTTCGTCGTGATCCCTTTATCCTTCGCGATCTTCTGAGCGAGTTTAATTGAGTTAAACGTATATCGCGACTGTTTTTTGCTAATCTGCTCGATTCCTTTGGCTTCACCTGGAACCAAGTCGTGATAAATAGGAAATCTAAACGGACCTATTACGTGGTAGGACTCGGGGGTGAACAGCAGGCTCGCGTACTTACTCATGGTTGATTGGTAGTGTCACCAGCCATGCCCTGTATGGGCTGCTCTGGTTGACAAGCTCTTCGGGAAGTAACACTTGCACTCTAACGCCTTCATACGCCAAGCGTATAAGCTGGTTGGGGATCAAGGGTTCCAGGTACAAGGCTCCGCAGTGGAGGGTGGAGCCTTCCTCCTGACAGTTGACGGCAAAGACCAGGCAGTCTTCGTCGATCAGTAGATCGTGCTGGGCCATGGCATGAAAAAGGCCCCAGGTTTGGGGCCGATGTACCCGTTCTCGGGGGTGATCAGGCGGTGCGGAACTCGGTGGTGAGGCCCTGCAGGGGGCGACGGATTCCGGAAACCACTTGGGTGATGGCGCCGTCGGCCACTTTCAGGCGGTAGATCGTGCCGGCGCTCAGCGCTCCGGCTGGGGTCAGTGTCACCACGTTGCTGCCGGCGCCGCCGAGTGCGACACTGGCCGGTACTTGGACCCCAGTCGAGGCCACTTCCAGGCGGAAGCCGGAACCGTCGGTCTGCCCGAGGGCGAGGTTCGACAGGGCGGCGGTGCCGTTCGAGGTGTAGGTAACCGTGACCGTGCTGCTGGTCGTCACCGACGAAGCATTGTCGGCCGGGACGACAGCGGCCTGGCGAGTGCCGTTCACAAGGAAGAGCAGGCTGGCCTGAACACCACCGAAGCTGATGGCGGTGGAGCCGGCGTCGTACTTGCCAAAGACCGGGCGGCCACGGCTCATCAGGTCGAAGGAGACCTCGGTGAGGCCTTCGGCGTTGACCTGTTCCTGGTAGTTCTGCATCACCGCGTTGAACCCGGTGAAGTCGTAGATGAAGTTGCCAGTGGTGCCGCTGACTTGGCCGAGCTCCTTGAGGAACTCGAAGTAGACCTCGAAGTTCTTGTCGTAGCGCGAGCGCTGGATCAGGTCGAAGCCCTCGTCGTAGTTGCCGTAGAAGGTCGGAACAGTGGACCCGGAGGGGATGTCCGTGTTCTTCATGAAGTAGGCAGTCACCGAGGCCTGCACGGAGGATCCGGTGATCACGCTGTCCATCCAACCGTCGTCACCGAGGAGGCGGAACTCCTGGTTGTTGTCGTTGATCTGGAAGCTGGTTTGCGTGATGCCCTGCAGCTCGATGTAGCTGTCACCTGTTGCAAGGGACGGCAGGGTGATGTTGCCGCTGCTGTCGCGGGTGGCGAAATAGCGGTTGGGGGCAGTCAGTCCCACAGCGCGAACAAGGGTTCGATTGGACTTGTGGAACGCGAGCCCGATGGCGTAGTCGGCCATGGTAAAGACTCCTTAGGGGATCGGTGGGTTCAATACGGCGCCGAGAATCGACACCGTCAGGGCCTCGTATGTGGCCTCGGTTCGGGCCAAGTACGTGGCTTGGTCCTTGGGAAAGGCGCGGGCCAGGCGTCGACGGATGTCGAGCATGGAGGTGGCCATTCGTGTGCCTTTCTTGGTTCCGTAGTTCGTGAATCGAACTTTCCAGCGCTCGTAGGAGATCACGGCGCCGATGGAGCCGGGGGAGACGATCTCGGGGACGTCTTCGATCGTGCATTCGATGCCCGTGATGGTCCAGGTGGAGGGGACCATCGACTCGCCGACGACATAGACCGCGGGGATTCGCGTGCGATTCGGCAGCGTGTAGTACCCAGGCCAGGCGGTGTAGGCCTTGAGCGTTCCGTCCGGTTGATAGAGATCCAGGATGTGACGCTCGATCGTGCTCCGCAGAGCGGTGACCGGGGGATAGGCCGTGGAGATCGTCATTGCTGCGCCTCCAGTGCGGTGCGCAGCAGTTCGCCGAATTTGGCGGGGGCCTCCTCGAGGGGAGCCTTGGTCCAGGGGCGGCCGGGGAAGCGGAGGCCTGTGGTGGAGACTCCGCCCTCGTGGACTTGGCCGGCGTATTCGACCGGCCAGGTGAAGGTCACCGAGCCGTCGGAATTGACCACCCGGGTCTGGCTGGCGCGTAGCCGGCCGGTGTCCACGATGTCCCGCACCTGGGGTGGGGTTGGGAACTCCCACTTCACGGCGGAAATTTCCTCGGTGAAGCGGGTGTCGAGCCAGGTGCTCAGTTGCCGCATGGCCTGTTCGGTCGCGGCTTCGAGCTGGCGGCTCAGGTCGCGCTTGGGACGTGCCATTACGCCGGTCCTCCGATAACGCGGAAGACGCCTTCGATGCTCTGGCGCAGGTCGCGGCGGTGGGCCGCATCCATCGCCAGATCGAAGACCAGTTCGAATCGGCCTCGGTAGCCGTTGATCAGGGCTTCGGCCTGGGCACCGTTGGTGATGCGCTCATCCAGGGTCGAGGGGCTGAGTAACCGGCCTCGGCAGGAGTAGGTCGTGGCATCGACGCCGCTTTCGGGTTTCCAGGACGGGGCCTGGAGAGTGAGCGTGGCGAGGTATTCGACGACCTCGGTGGATTGGATCGCGTTTCCGGTGTTGGGATCGGTGGTGGCGTAGCCGGTGCCGACTTCGAACGCCAGCTGGGCGTTACCCCAGGGCGCGTAGGCGGCGATGGTGGCAGCCTGGATCGCCATGGTCAGAACGCGAATCC